ATTTACTATTAGCGTATCTCCTGGTGGCGGTGGCGGAGATGATTGTAATGCAACTCTTTCCATTGGTGCTTCGACTGGTGGAGATCCCAAAGCATTATCTCTTTGGACAGAAAATGGTGATAGGTATGGTGTATGGACTAACCCTGCACAATGTACTCTTCCCTGTCTGCAACAAGTTGTGCTATACGATATCGAGTTTCCACGAGATAATATATATTACTTTGAATTTGGTGCCGATGACGAGGGAGAATTCTTTTTTGATAATGAATCCACACCATTTGCTGCATGCACAACAGGGACAATTTTAAATCCAGATTTATTTCCAACTGCAACAGGACCATTAATTGTACCCAAATATGTCACTGCTGGAAAACATCAGATGGTTGCAAAGGTAACTAATGGTGCGCCTGGTGGTTTTGGACTTCAAGATTTATATATTGATACTAGTGTTGATTGGGGATCTGTTTCTCCTGGTGCTGGCACAGCAATTAGACAAGAGCTGGATGGTCCAGCATCAGGTGTTACTATTAGTGCAGCTTTTGATTCTGCAGGTAATAATTTAGTAGTTACTGGGTCGGGTGAAGGCACAGTAACATTTACATATGAATGGGATGATGATATTACTGAGAATGGAAAGGCATTAGATAGTATTCAAATTAGAAACTCTACTATTAATCAGACTGGTGCTTCAACTACATACACCACTTCACCTCTCTATAGGTATTTAAATAACACTCAACCAGGACCAACACAGTTTAATTGGGTAATTACAGGTCAGTCTAGTAATGCTGGTTTTCAAATAATTGACGGTGGTCAAACAATTCGTTGGGATGATGATGCTAATAACTCATTTGATGAAAATGCAAGAATGGAAATCAAATCCATTAATCAAGATGGCAATTCAAGTGTTACATGCAACTTCACATCTGATGGTAGTGGAATCACTATAGGTGGATCAGGATCTGCAACTGTAGAATTGGAGTTTACCTGGGATGATAGTCCTGGTATCTCTGATCAGGCGGTAGGTACTTTACAACTTTTAGGTGAGACATTTTCTCAAGGCAATAATCGAACAGGTTCTATAACCAGAAATGTATCTGTGCAAGCTGCTTCTGATACAGGAGATCACTTCACAGGATTAGATCCAAATCCACCCAATGGATATACCAGTGAAGGTATTTTGTGTCATGTGTTTACGACACCAAGACCTCCAGGCACATTTAGAATCCGTGATAGAGAACCTGGTAAACCTCAAAGTTCTTATGATGCATTTGGATTTTCTCCAAGTGATAATGCACCATTCACAATTGAGGGTCAGCAAGTGGAAACGATTCCCATCTATGCTAAGACCAACGGATCTGATGTTATGTGGACAAACACTGCAAACGAAGGACTTGGACAGGGATACGAACCAGATTATACAAACTCTGCTAATGGAATTGCATTTTATGCAATGGCTAATCCAACTAGTGTCGTTGTCCCTAGTGCTTCTAGTGGTAGAGAGTCTAGGACAATTACAGTTAATGGAGGTCAGACATATCCAATTACTTACACTGGATTAAATTCTGCGAATACTCCTATCAACGTAGTTTCTGACACAGAGATTTGTTTTAAAGATGGTGCTGGATCTGACTGCAATGGCATTCTAACAATCACTGCATCAACTGAAAATAATACAGGAATGAATGAAGTTTCTGGTTTTGTTGTGCCTGACGATAGTCCTACTGGAAAATATCTAAGTTTTGGCACCATTACAGCAGGACCATTAGTGCAAAACAGATCTGCTTCGATTACTTTAGATCTAACTGGAGCAAAAAGTATAAGTTTTTGGTGCATTGCAGGCACAGATACTAATGGTGGGGAAAGACCCAATGATCCTAATGAAACTTTAGAAGTTAATTTTGGCACAGGGTGGGTAGTGCTATTAGGATCTAAACAATACTATGATATATCTTTCGCTCAATATGATGGTAGATTTGGAGCTTGGACTAATTACACTGTGGAAGTTCCTCTAGGTGCTAGAGTTGCTAATAAGACAATTAATCTTAGATCTACAGGAGATGTCCCTGAAATTGGTGGAGACTACCTAGGATTAACACCTGCAAACTTTGCAGCAACATATGCAAACTGTGGTGATGTATTTGGAATTTATAAAATTACTACTGAAGTAGAAGTCCCTCCTAATTGTGATAATCCTAGTGACTTTGCACATAATTGGGCAACCAATCCTGGAGGTTGGTATGTCAAAATTTGCGAAGGGGCACCATGCATTAAAGGGGAAACCTTAGACTGGGGTCCAGTAAATGGTAGGGGTAGGGCAGCATCTAATGCATGGGGCACCTTTATGGATACCTATGCTATTTGGCCAGAAGGATATAAGACATTAGCTGGAATACCACAAACAATCTCCTTTACCATTTACCTTACTAGAGATGATACTATTAATTTAGAATATTCTGGTGATAATAGAATCCAATTTCTTTGGAATGGAACGCAGGTTGTTGATGCCACTGGTACTTATGGCACTAGTAATACACTGGCAATCAATGCTACTAGGGGAGAATATATCCTTACAATGACAGTGACTAATGCTCCAGGGGTAGGAACTCCACCAGATAATAGTTGGGATGGCAATCCTGCAGGCGGAGCATTTGTAATTTCATACTCTAATGGAGAGACCATTAGGACATCATTAGATCTAGATCAAAATTTTGATGGTAATATGATTTGGAATACTAGAGAGGCAGTCTTATATGGATGGTTAACTGATTGTAGTCTAAATGATGTTGAGAGTATTTACGGCACTGGTTTTGAGGGATATGTTTTATACAATGATGGCACATTAGATAGAGGTGCATTCATTGATACTCTGAAACCAGGTTATACATTACAACCAGTTACTTCAGGATCTGGTTTCGTGACCAACTACACCGTGCTACATGAAGCAATTGTCCAGGCTTATATTTTGGATATCAAACGTTATCCAGAACCTACTAGAGTTGACGTAGGACGTTTAACAGGTTATGATGGATGGATCAACCACTTTAGAACGCAACCTGTTAACTCAATCGCACAATTACAACAGCAAATTTATAATACTTACATTACATCTGTTGCAAATGGCGGATCTGGTGAGCAGGCATATCAACAATCTAAAGGGGGAGTCCAAGGCACTTATGACAGCTGCGACATTCAAAGAGTTTAAATGACACTACCAAAAATAAATTACGAAGATCTACCTGAAGAGGTAAAGGATGTTGTCGATGAAGATTTTGTCTTTGATCCTGTTTTAGATCGTGAGTATGTAGTAAAACTTCCCATCTCTGGAGAGGAGTATGTAACTGCTCGATTGATGAGTGCTAGAAAATCTATCTTACAAAAGCAATTTGTTGAAGAGGCTACTAGGATCTATAAAAAATTAGAGTCTGGTAAAATCTCTGAAGACAAAGCAAAGCAACTTCTTAAAGAGGCAATGGATAAGAGAGACGGTGGTTGACAAAAAGAGAAGTCTCTGATATTATAAATAGAGATTCGTAATCAATTCAATTACGAATTGTTACAAACAACGGGGAGATGTCGATTCCCCTTCCATCTGCGGGTAAACACTCCGCAAGTAAACAAAAGGTATTAAACAAATGATCAAAACTGCAATCGCAACTCTTGCTGCTACTGCTGCTGTGGTAGCTCCATCTGCTGCCCTGGCAGGTCCGTACGTCAACGTGGAAACAAACGCTGGTTGGACGGGCGCAGATTACACGGGTGCCGCTACAGATTTCCATGTAGGCTACGAAGGCGCTCTGGGTGAATCCGCTTCCTACTACGTCCAAGGCGGTGCTACGCTGGTCTCCCCTGACGGTGGCGACAGCGATACTGTCCCCTCTGGTAAGGCAGGTATCGGCGTTGCTGTTACCGATGCCCTCGGCGCATACGGTGAGCTCTCCTTCGTTGGTTCTGGTGACGACGATATCGATCGTGGTTATGGCGGTAAGGTCGGCTTGAAGTATAACTTCTGATAAATAAGTCGAGACCTTTCGTGCGGTCTCTACAAAAGTCGGAACACCCAATGGGACTCTAAGGAGTCCCTTTTTTCTTCGGAGGATATTATGAATTTTACAGTGTATAGTCGTCCTGGATGCCCTTATTGCACTCAAGTTAAACAAGTTTTGACGATGAAAAAACTTCCCTTTACTGAGCATGTTTTGGGTCAAACTTTTACTAGGAATGAATTCTATGCCAAGTTTGGAAAAGGATCTACCTTTCCTCAGGTAATTATGGATGGCAAAAATCTAGGTGGTTGTACTGAGACCGTAAGGTATCTCAGGGAAAACAATATTGTGTAAAGATATAAATATTTTTTAGTTAACAATTAAGGAGGTTGGTTTCCATATTAAACGCAAACAATGATGGAGGAAACCATGTTAATCGCACTAGTGGTCTTAGTTACAATCGGTGCTTTTGTTTTAGGAATCATCGTTTCTTGGTTGGCGAAGGGGTATGTCGAAGATTATATCGAGAATGCTGCCTACGCTAAATCAGTTACACATCCAGAAATGTTGGATGAAAATGGCAATATCTTACATGATGAATTAATCTATGTGAGACCTGACATTCAGTATTGGACTGATGATGACCTAGATGATGATGAAGAATGATTTAGGAGTTAAATTATGCCTACACAAACAAGCAGTAGCAGTCGTCTACTGATTTCTGAAGTGCTACGAAAAGTCAGCAACGCAAAAACAAAACAAGAGAAGATTAATCTTCTCAGAAAATATAATAGTAATGCTCTCAGGCAATTGCTTATTATCAACTTTGATGATAGTGTTATTTCTGAGTTGCCCGAAGGAGATGTGCCTTATACTCCTAATGATGCTCCTCCTGGGACAGATCATACTCGTTTAGAGCATGAATATAAAGGACTATACCGTTTCTTTAAAGGTGGTGCTAAACTTCCTTCATTGAAACGGGAGTCTATGTTTGTGCAACTTCTTGAAGGTCTATCTGCAGAAGAAGCAGAATTACTTGTCCTAATTAAAGATGGACTCATGAGTAAAAAGTATAAGAGAATTACCAAACCAGTTGTATCTGAAGCATTTCCTCAAATTGAATGGGGAGGTCGCTCTTGAAAATCTTGCATAAGGAATGTGATCCATCTCTTTGTGAAGATCGATCTCTACCTTATACTGCATACCTAATTGAATACCTTCAAGATGGTATTACTAAATTTGATATTGTCTCTGCCGCGAAAAAAGTAGATATCTTTGATTACTACTGGGATCTTTACAGACACGATTTTAAAAACATGACACAAACTGAAGGTAGAATTAATCCTAAACTATGGCAAGATCCTTCTTCTCCAAAAGAAAACAAAAAAAGAAAGTGATGACTGTCTATCTTGATAAAAGGGCGGACGAAACATCTGAAGAAGCACCTGAAGAAACAGTGCCAACATGGTCTGTAGGTGCTATATTTGCTGCAGTTATTGCAATTCCATTGGTCTTTATGCTACTATGGAATTGGTTGATGCCAGCAATCTTTAGTCTACCTTCTATCGGATATTTCAAGTCAACTGGATTGTTAGTCATGTCTTTTATTTTATTTAAACGATGAGTAAAGTATGTTTAGTCTCTGTTACTCCTGATGCAGAGAAAACTATGGGGTATGTCGCTCGTGTGAGCAATCCCAATAATCAGGAGAATCCAAAAGTCGCTGGACTTTTGTCATACTGTATTAAACATAATCACTGGAGTGTGTTTGAGCAAGCTCACATGACTCTTGAGATTAATACTACCAGGGCACTGGCAGCTCAAATTTTGAGGCACCGTAGTTTCACATATCAAGAGTTTTCACAACGTTATGCTGATTCTTCCTTACTCTCGGAGACGATCCCTCTACCTGAATTACGCAGACAAGACACCAAGAATCGTCAGAATAGTATTGATGATGTTGACCCGTTTGTCCGTCAACAGTTTCAGATCAGAATGCAACAACACTTTGAAGCAGGAATGAATCTGTATAAAGAGATGCTTGATGCATCGATCGCAAAGGAGTGTGCTCGTTCTGTGCTGCCCCTCGCTACGCCCACCAGACTCTACATGACGGGCTCTGTGCGTTCGTGGATTCATTATATTGATTTGAGATCTGCTCACGGCACTCAGAAGGAGCACATGGACATTGCAGAGTTGTGTAAGCAACACTTCATTTGTCAGTTTCCTATCGTTGCAGAGGCACTGGGGTGGTGTGAGAATGGCGATTGTGGATGTCCCGAGCGTCTAGATGAGTGCGACTGCATACAACCATCATTGAGGATCGATTAATGCCTACTTACCCTGTAATAAATAAAAA